GTTGTTTGATTATCTGACATATCTTCAACACTAACATTTGCAAATGTTGTTAATACATCAACCCCAATAGCTCTACTTAACATTTGAACTGCATTATTATGTAATTGTTGACCTTCTTCTGGATCAAAAATTAATTCACCATTTTTATCTAAAGGTAATTGTTGAATTACAATTTTTAAAAGTCTTTGTAAAGTTTTCTTTCTATCTAATCCCTGTGCTTCATCTAAATCAATAAGAAGTGGAATTACAGAAATAAAAGCTGGATACTCTTCACCAAAAGCAGTAAATCGTACTGTATTTGCGGGATCTAATAAATACCAACCACTTGTGTCTCCTTGAAATTCTGGAGGTAATTTACCTTTTTTGTAAAGTACATAACCTTTTTTAAATTCATCTGGAAACAAATCTAATACTTTCATTCTTTGAATTGTATTTCTATATTGTTCATCAAAGAATTTCATATTAAACTCAACAGCAGGTTTATTTCCCTTTTTAAAACGACTTCTACAATAGTTAGGAGGTAATTCTTGTAGAATCACACTATTATTAAAAGGTACTTTATAACCATAATAGACGCCATATCTAAGCACTTTTAAAGCTATCTCACCTAAATTTTTCTTTACTCCAAAATTATCTAATGTTCTTAAACTTTTATGAAAACCATCTAATAATTTTTCTTTCTTTACACTTTCATTATTTACATAAGGAGTAATCATCCAATCATACCTATACATAAAAGCCATGTATCTAATTAATCTAGAATATATTCCACTAATCTTAAAAAAGAAATCAGAAATTTCTCTCATAAGAGGAATATCTCCAGAATTAATTGCTCTTAATACAGTAGCTTTATCTGCAAGTCTTGGATTTTGTTTCTTTAAATCACTTAGATTTAAAATTGCATCATCTAAAGTTTTTGCACCTACTCTGATTTTATTAAAATCAACAATAGGTTCAGAATAACCTGAAGGTTGAGCAGAGTTAGTATCGTTTACATTCATCATGTTAAAATCTCTAACTTGTTTTATAGATTTAACATTTTCAAGTCTGTTACGCACAGAGATACCTCCTTTTCAATCTTCTTACTATATTATAGCAAAATTTTAGTACAAAGTCAATCTTTGTACTAAAATAATCTATCTTTATCACCAACCATATGCTGCTTTCATAATATAGTCATAATCAATTATTGATTCGTCCCAATACGGGATAGCTATTAAAGTATATCCATGAGTTAAACAATAATTTCTTTTTTTAGCATCATTATGTTTTTGTTGATATAGTCCGCGGGCTCCGCCGAATTTTGAACGAGCTTCATAATGCTGAGCTCCTTGATATTCAATAAGAAAATCTATATTCCCATCATCATCAAACACGCAAAAATCAAATCTAAGCGGGCGTCCGCTTTCTGCAACTAGATCAGGAAAACTATATTCTTCTTGGAAATTTAATCCAGCTGCTTGTAAAATTTCTTCTATCTTAATCTCTCCGCGAGATGCTCTCATTTCAAAGCCTCCTTTGCTTAAGAAAAATAAGATAAATATAATTTCTTTACTAATTATATTTTATTTTAATTCTTGTTATTTTAATTTTATCTGCCCAAAACTTTAAGAGAAAAACATCATTTTACTAATATCTCTACTCTTACGTTTCTTTCTCTTTTCTTCCTCTTGTTTAATATAATAAAGTCCATAAATAAAAGCTGAAAATTTATCCTTTTTAATACTTTTTGTACTTTGTTTAAGAATAATATTCATACCTTCATTACTTTCTACTAAATTAAGAATCTGCTCTCTAAGTATAGAAGTTAATTGATATGGTCTTAAATAATCATTACGTTGATCAGCATTAAAATTCTGGCCTTGCTTAGTACTCATTAATTTAGTTTTAGCAGCTTGTTCATCTATAAGGAATTTTACTTTTCCACTAGACATTTGTGTTTGAGCATATGAATAAGCTTCTGTATTAATTGGAGCATTAGCTTTAATTAAATACATTGCATCCTCTTCAACACCAAAACCTTTAATTTTCTTATATGGAGCAGTAGCTTCTTCAGAAGTTCCATCTGCAACTCCAAATGGTGGAAGATCTTCTCCTGAATCTGGATCTACTTGAGCTTTAGTCATAAAATCAATAAGACCAACACCTAGTCCATTTGCATCAATAGCTAATACTTTAGCATGATATTTATAATATAATTTCTTTAAATTAATAGCTTGAACTTCAAAATCTTCCGCATCATAAGTATAAATATTAACAAGAGTCTTGAGATCTGACCCTTGAGGTTGCGGAGTTGCTTTAAATATCATTGCTTCTGTTGTACATCCTAATCTACCTACATCGACACCAATAACATAATATGCTGACTTAGACGACCTTCCGCTATACTCATACTCTGGTTGAAGTAAAATTCTGTTCTTATCAAATTTTTCAGATGAAAAGAATGCTCCTTCTACTGAACCAGTCCAAATTGAACGATATTCTCGATCAAATGATTCATCATTGAAAGTACCTTGAATACGAAGTTGGTCAACGAAATCTTCAGACAAGAGTCCTTCAGTTACAGGTGTTTCATAAGTTCCACCCATAATCATATAATTATCTGGATCAATAATACTTTGAACAAGAGTCTCAATAAGTTTATTATAAGCAAATGAATTCTTAAATCCAGCTGTTGTAATATATATTTGTGATTTATTTACATTTTCTTCTACATGACGAGTTCCATCACTTAAATACCTATCAACGTTTGTAGTAGGTATAATAACTTCATTTAAGATATCCCCATCAATAAGTACACATTCTTCCATTAGTCCGCCAGTTCTACGTTGTCCTCTAGAAGATTGCCTAGCCGCTAATATATCAATAGAAGAACCATTTTTAAATACATATTTAACGTCATCTTTAGATTTTTTAGATACACCACGAGACCAATTTATTTCATTATTAAGTGCGGGAAGGAGTGTACATATTTCCTCGATCTTTGCTATTGTAATACTAGCTGCCTGTTCCTTTCCACCAGTCGTAACAAATAAATGACTATTTGGATAAAGAACACATCTAAGCATAAGCGCCATCATCGAGAGAAATGATTTACTATAAGCTCGAGGGAATGTAGCATAAACCACGCGATGCCGCATTACTATTCTAAGGAATATTCTTTGATAAAAATAAAAATTAAATGAGCTATCTGGACCTTTCATAAAATCAACTAAAAGATCTGGATATTCTCTATAAAAAGCAATTAACTTTCTAAGATTAGGTACTTGAGCTTTAAGTCTTTCTTCTGACATTCCTTGTTTAATATCAGTAGTTTTATGTTCATTAGCTATGTCTAACAAATTAGCTAGGCTCACTCATCATCACCTCCCGCAATATATAACTCTTTATCTTTTTCAATATCTGCGGAAATAGCTTCTCTAAAAGCAGTATAATCTTCATCATCTAATTCTACATGATCAAGACCTTGCTCTCTAGCTTTAGCCCTATCTTTTTTCATTTCATCAGCACTTTGCTTATTCTTTAAATACTGTTCAATTTCTTCTGCTAAAGATTTATCTTCGTATATAAGTGATTTATTATATGCTTTTAAGTCATCAATAATTTTATCTATAATATCATAAGGAACTTTAATTTCATATCGAGGAATGGCTCCACCTACTTTTTCACAATAATCTACCATTTGACCAAGACAATCAACAAAATCACCTTTCTCTTCTTTATTCTGAGCCTCAGTAAATTTTGCAGATTTCATTAAAGCATCATATACTCTGGATAATTTTTGATATGATTCTACGTCTCCACAGTCAATTGCTTGATCCATTTTAAGACTAGTTTTACATATTTTCTTCAATGTATCCAGGCGGGCTGCGCCTTGTATATCAAATGAGTTCATGAAATCAGTATAAAGTTTTTCTAATGCTACCCATTCATTAGGTCGATATAAAGTTCCCCATTTAATAGCTAAATTCATTTTATCTTCATCAGTAAGTTGAGCACCAACATCTTCTAGCTCAACCGTTTCAAAAGGCGCGTTTTGAGGTTGACCCCCTCCCGCTTTATAAGCTTCTTCACTAGTGATTTCCGCACTTGCTTTAGGAGCATTAATTTCAGCATAAGTTAAATATTGAGCTTCAGTAATTTCTCCATTTTCATAAGCTTGTTTCATTTCATCTATCTTTTGTTGAACTTGCTCTGTAGGAGTTCCATACATTTCTGCTTCTTTTCTAGCCTTTTCCGCTAACATTTCTGTATCATCCCAAGTATAATCTTTCCATTGTTTTAATTTCATTTTAGATATATACTTTCCAAATACAGACATTCCATTCATTTTATATGGATCTTTTTGATAAGCTCTATCTCTTAATACATTCCATTCAGCTTCAACATAAGGTACATTATATTTTTTTAATAGCCATAAAAAAGTTTCTGGTTCAAAATTATTAATATGCATTGTTTCACATGCTTTACATAAATCTGAACGTTCTCCATTTGGCATTAAATAAAATTTATCTTCTACCATAGTTTTACCACATTTAGAGCAATATCTTTGTGGCTTACCTTGAACTGGAACTATCATTCTAGGACCTGCCGCCAATTAAATCACACTCCTTTCGGTAATATCTTCTTTTCTTTTGTTTTAGCATTTCTACATTCTTTACATATAGAATAAAATCCATCTTTACTTGTATTATTTTTAGAAAAGAATCTATTATTTGCTAATTTAATTTGACCACATTTAGAACAACGTTTCCACTTTCCGCGTTCTTCTTCTGTATAATGCCAGATTAACCAATCATTGGACGCGGTTTCCGCAATCATCTTAGGTATTTTATTACGCCAAAGCGCACTTATATATTCAACTGAATGTCTTACTTTATGGTCTCTAGCTAATAAATCTTGAATTTCAAGATTTGATTTTCCATCTATTTTATAAATAATTAAATCATAATATAAAGGATATTTATCTTTAAAAGTTTTTTCAATAAGATTATCTAAATCTTCCATCATCCAGCGCATATCACTTTCAAATCTATCCCAACATTCTTCTTTTATTTTAGAATAATGACATAACAAGAGAGAGATATGAGCAGGATTATAAAGATTAATATATCCTGTACTAACTACATTACCATTTTCATCTTCTTTTATTTTTTCACTTAAATCTAAAAATGAATATGTTTTCTTTATATTCATCATGCGGATTGGCTTTTTATAAGCAAATAGAATTTCATATTGGTCTTTCCGCATTTCAATTAATTGTTTCTTAAGAAGATAAGCGCGGTTTCCGCGTGCATTTTTACATAATTCTTCTACTTTTTTTATTTCCTCAACTAGTTCTTTTAATCCAGGAATAGTATTAATATCTTCTTCTGTTATTTCAATTTTATGAGAGAAAATAATATTTTTATCATTTGCTATCATATTATAAATACCATCTTCTCCATTTTCAAGTCTTTCTACTAATCCTTCAAATGAAAATTCTCGTTTATTTACTGTCTTCATTCTATTGTCTGTTGATATTGTATGTTCTAATCTTTCTTTTTTATCCAATGCCCAAAAAATATAATCTGTTAATTTTTCTAAATATCTAGGAGTAAGTTTCTCTGAAGGAGTATTAGCTATAATTTCTTTTACTTTTTCTACTCGCTCTTCTGGTGTTGCTAATGAAATATCCATTTTAATATAACCAGAAGTAGGAGTAATTTCTTTTTCTTTTTCCATGTCCTAATTCTCCTTTTAGCGGGCAAGCTAGATATAAGACCGTCTCATATCTCGGGTTCCCGCATTTTATATAGTAGGTGAAGGATTGAGGTCTAGCAGTTTGTTCTAAGAACAAACTGCAATCGAAATTATCTTCACCTATTACTATTATACCAAAAATTTTACTTTTTTGCAAGCGGTCAAAGAAGATTAATTTGATTTCTTTAAAAATTTTTGATATAATTATTTTAAGATAAAAAATATAAGGAGATTTTATTGTTATGAGGCGAAGAAGTTTAATAAGTACTATCAATGGGAATTTAAAAAGGAAAGCTACTAAAAGTAGAAATGATTTAGCTTATATGATGATATGGGGAGAAGAACCGCCAAAGAAACATAATATGAGACCTAGAAAACCTAGAACGTTATTGTGGTAAAGCGGCGGGGTGGCGCACTCCCGCATATTTTTAAAAGAAAGAAGGTTAATTAAATGAAAAAAATTATAATTCCTATTATTTGCTTGTGTCTATTGTTGACTGGGTGTGGAGTACATTGGGATTATGAAAGTGCTATTAAAGCTATTGATAATGAATACTTTAAAACTAAAGTAATTCATGAAGATTCTGAATGTATGATTATAGAGAATGAAGTCACAGGAGAATATTTTTTAGTTGTAGCTGGTGGTTATGGAGTAACTATAACTCCCATTGAGATGAGCGAAATGATAGTTAATCCAGATGAAAATATTATTGAATATAAATATGGAACTTTATATAATCCTAGTATGAGTGATGGAGCTGAAGGAAATTAAAAAAATTTGTCGTGTTTTAGTTTTGAAAAAATATTTGGAGGGGGAAATGTCGAGCAAAACCCAGTTTGTGAATTTTTTATCGAGAAATCCGATAATACACCCCCGGAACACTGCGTAGAGAACACTGCGTAGAATAATCAAATTTGTCGGCGCAGTCCCGGTCAAACTGCGCCGGTTTTTCATTTAGATAGATTGTTCGCAACTTAGTTGAACGCAATTAGATCTTCGTGAAGAGTTTAACGAATCCGATAATTTAATAAAATCCAATAAACAGCAAAAATATTCTAAAATTTATTTTTAAAAATTTTTACTAAACTACTTGACAATACTTATTAGGTATGCTATGCTATACCTATACTAAATAAGAGAGGTAATTACTATGAAAACACATTTTGACTATTTAAAGAAAGCTAACACACTGGATATTGTTGATAATATTACGTATATACTTACACCTATTATAGCGTTCTTGCTATTGTTAGCTATTTTAATGGCATTATTAGGTACAACAGGCTATGTAGAAACTCATTATGATACAGTAGCTGAGGTATTAAGTACCGAAGATAATTCTGTATTATTAGTAGATGGAGCAGGCTATGTATGGGAAGTAACAGATAGACCTGAACTCCACAAGGGTGATATGGTTGAGATTAAGTTCTTTAATAACACAACTGATTACACAAGAGAAGATGATGAGATTGTAAAGATAATATTACTTGACAATTAAGTTGAGTAGTATTATAATTAGAGTATAGAAAGAGAGGTAGTTGAGTATGATTAAGAAATATCAAGTTACTTTATTCTGTACCACAGGAGCTTACAGGCCTGTAGCTTGCATCGTAAATAATGAACAGGCGGAAGATGTTGATTTATCTAACGATAAACAAGAGAGAAAGAAAATGCAGAAAATTGGGGTAAAGAAAATCTGCGAGAAAAGATATTGGCGGTTGGCGGACTTGGCCAAGTATGGATATACTAAGTATAAGATAAGAGCGGTTGACGAAAAAAGCGCGGAAACTAAATCATAAAAAATAGTTTCCACGCAATTCTTTTAAAAAAGTGTTGACATTAAACCGGAACTATGATATTATAATTATAGAAAGAAACAAGAAATCAAAACAAAAAGAGAGGTAAACCATTATGACAATGTATATTATTTCAAAGGACGCAACTAAGGTTTATGTAAACAAGGCAACTGCAGAAGAGGCTTGCAAGAGATGGAATCATAATGATGAATGTGGTGGTGGTTATGGTGGAGCCTATGTTAAAGAAGTTGAGGTAGTAGAAGATTAAAAAAATATCTAAAATAAGGGTTGACAATCTCAACCCTTTATGATATTATAATTATAGAAAGAGAGGTAAACACCATGATGACAATTAACAACTACACAGTTAGAATTTATGACGGAAACTATACAAGCATTTACACTACACAAGACAGAACTGCTGAGGACGCAGAAAAGAAAATCATTGGTTACCATCAGGCTCTTGGTGGAAAAGTAGTAAAGACAACTACAACTCAGAGAGGTTAAAAACCTCTCTTTTTTTGCATTTTGCCGGAAAAAGAAAAATATTTAAAATTGTTTGACGCTGCGCCTGTGGTCGAGGCGCAGCGCATTTTTAATAATCCAGGAGCTTCAGGATCTGCGAATTGTGAAATATTTAACGAGACTTTTTTGCTTTTTTCCGAAAAAGATAAAAATATTTAATTTTAAAAGTTTATAATTTATTTATAATTTAGGTGTTGACATCTTGACTCCGGCATGGTATATTATAATCAGAAAGAAACAAGAGAGGTAATAAGACATGACAAAGACATACACAAAGACTTTCAATAATAAAATTCACATGAATAATTATCTGAATAAGATGAAAGAAAATGAAAAGATTGATATTCTTTTCACAGCTTTAAGTTTTGAGTGCGGTGGATGGACAATCTACTATCAGTATAAAAAATAAAAAATTTTTTAAAAAAGGTATTGACAATCCGGAAATTAGATAGTATAATAAATACATAAGATAAAGAAAAGAGAGGTAATAAAAATGAGAGTTTATGAAGTAGTATTTGAAGATGTTGAAGCATATGAGGCAGATGAACATTTTGTAGGAATATTCTCTTCTCGAGATAAAGCTGAAGAGGCTGGACGTGTAGCAATAGAGCAGTATGTTGCTGAAGATGAATCTTGTTCAGTAGATGACTTTGAAGTATACGTTCGAGAGTTTGAACTCGACAAAATATATTAAAAAATTAAAAATAGGGGTTGACAACCTCAACCCCTTATGATATAATAAAGAAAAAACAAGAGAGGTAAACAATTATGACAAACGAAGAAATGTTCTTATACGACTACATGGTAGAAACTGAAATCGCAACTGCTGAGGAATTAAATCTCGCAAGGAATTTAGTCAGTGGTTCTTGGCTTGAAGTTCTGAATAGCGTGCTTTTTATTCGCACAGGATATAGAAATCTTGAGCAGTTACAGGACGCAGAAGAAGAGGA